CCTAATATTTCTGGAATGTTAGCTACATAGATAACTTCACATTCATCCAACGACATCTTCCTAAAGTCGCATATTTCTTTATTCATCCAGTCAAACTCTAAATGAAAATATTTATCTGATATAGATTTTAAGGTGTCGTACTCGTCCTTGCTCCTCATCACCCCAGATGGAAACTTGTTATGATTATTGATGAAAAATTTGAAATAGTTTTCATCTATGGGGTTTAGTTTAGTGTTACATTGCGTAACAATAAACGTCATGTTAACCTTCATTATTTTCGCTTTCCGCTAATTCAGCCTCGGGATCAGCTACCATTTGAGACTTAATAGTTTGTATCACATTAAATTGCGCCAAAGCCTGCTCATATTGCTCCACTGATCCTAAAAACTTATCAAGGTCGGGGTGATCGCTACCCATGCATGCATTCAAACACAGCGCGTACTTATCCATGAGAGACTTATAGTGACTTTCTGCCGCCTGAATCAAATTACTCATAATCATTCTCCATAAAGGGTTAAAAAAGCATCTACTGGTAACATTATAGTAGATGCTCACTAGATTGTCAATTTAATTATTGTAGACACCACGCTAAAGCCATAAATTTTTTATTCAAATCACGTTTTTCTGGTTCTATAAGTCTATGATCTTCATTTGTAATAACTGATTCAATTAGTTGTTTCAGTTTCACAGAAAGGTTGTCATATTTGCCTCTAATGGAATCTCCGAAGAAATTCTTAGCTGCGTCTACATATAAATCATTTGTTTGTTGCGCTGTGATATTATAATCGGGTATTCTGTCGGCAAACACTTTATTAAAAACACACATTTTCAAACGGTCATCTGGATCTGTTACGAGATTACAAACCGCCCGAACTTCTCCTAACATTATATCAGTGGGCTCGCTAATGTCAACAGCCGGTGTATTCTTGACTTCGGGCATCCATTCCCGAATGTCGTCAAGAAAAATACCTATGATTATCAAAACCAATCCAGCTACAACATTAAACCGTTGGTTCTTCATGTTGCACCTCTTCAGGCTCGGTCTTGTGTGTTTTCATTAGTAAAGGGAATACTTCTTCTAGCTTTTGGACCGCTTCCGTAAGCTGAGCGTCTGCGCAAGCTTGAGATAGCAGTTCCCAATGTCTAACGAGGTTAGTTAAGTCTGTGTCCATGGTAAGTTTTTTACTCTCCTTTAATACTGTCGGCTTTTCTTCAGAGGATTCTGCAAACATTTCTTTAATAACTGGAAATAAAATCACAGAACCAGCAATAATGAGAAGCCATTGAAATAAACTAAAATTTTGAAAAAACTCCACCATAAGGTCCTCCTCCCTATTCTTATTTAGTTTCTCGAACAGTATCACCAATGATCCATGCCACTACAATAGTAGCCAAAGAAACAAGCTGATCTGTATCTAACTGAAGGCCAATAGTGTCAGAAGCTACAACAGTTACCAAACCAGCTGCCGCTACCCAAAATCTACGAGACTTCAACAATGCCAATACTTTCGGATTTTTCATATCATTACTCCCTATAAAATAAAACTAACGTCTAAACAAACGCCTCAATAATCCCCGTTGGAACACTGGAGTACAGTCTTCCTCAGGTGGTGTTGTAGGAGGCGCTTCACATTCACACACTTCACAAGGACATGGTGTTTCATGACCATCCCCATGTACTATAACTCCCGTTCCATTACAAGAGCACTCCACATTATCATCGGGATTATCTGGTTTACTCTTTAATATATTTTTTTCTGCTAAGTCAAAAGCTAGATTTACTTCGTTGAGAATGCTATCAACATTATCATTACCTACATTATCTTGGGGCTTTTGTGCGCTTTGACCAAAAATACCCATTACTAATATAATAGCAGATATGATGGCTTTTGTAGTATTGTCTTGTTTCATGTCAAAACACCTCCTCTAAAGTCCAATCAACTTTTCTTGGGGGGAACCCCTCCACGTCACTAAATACCCATGCGCCTTGTTCTGATAACATTCCACGAGCATCTTTTTCTCGAACCCAAAAACTTCCGTCAGGTTGCGCGTGTCTTTTTGGGCCTGAGTTCCAATTTCCCCATGAGTTTTGTATGAGAAATAAAGTTTCATTGTAAACTTCTCTGGTATCATCACAAGCGCACCAACACATTGCGTGATTCCATGACCCATACCTTTTAGCAATACCGTGCTTATCTCTACGACTAGAAAAACCATAACCAGAGCATACTGAAATAGCATATCCATTAGCTAGAGCATCTCTGGCCTCTTCTACCGTAGAAATAAGAGATATTGTTTTAACTTGGTGTTTTTGGGCTTCGTCTACATAAACACTAGAAGGAAGCCGATGGCGTGCGCCAATGGCTGAATTATATATAGATAGATCTATGTCATCGTATTCTTTCCGAAGAAGAATTCCACCATTTTGATGTACATATCTAGCTGCTTTGGAACAAGACATTCCTTGCGTCCTGTGGCCACGAGACTGATAGATACCCTCTGTAGCTCCACGAGCTACAAATCCCTCTCTGTCACCTTTAATATCTATTTCTACAGAGCGGGTAATATCAACTGCATTTCTAGTAGAATGAGAAACACAGTCACCAGTGGTTTGTTGTTCACTACCAAAACCACTATCAAATTTTAAAAGGGATTTAAATGGGAGTGAGAGCTGTCGCCCTCCTGTGTTTTTGAGCCCATGTGCAGCTGCCCCGAAAACAGGCATTGGTAATTCGCCCAATAGATTAGATACATCATGTGGGTCACAAATGCTCCCATTAAATCCCTGTCTGTATGCTTTTAGAAGCTGTCGTGGTGTTTTGAATTCCATCTATCACCTCTTGAACCGAATTGGCCCATGAAAACTTTTCTGCTGTACTTATACCAGAATAGTTTACAGGAAGACCGTTTTGCTGCTTAGTTTCATGCACCTCGCGCATATATGAAACAATTTGTTCTTTTTGTATGTCGGATACCTCGGCCCACAAACCAATTTTACCAGAAAAGAACACTCCGTCGTAAGCTGTTTCTAGATTATCTATACCCACTAATCTACAATTGTCGTCGCTACAAAATTGCGTATGAGCAGAATAGTTTGTAGCTATTACATGCTTACCGCACGCCATCATTTCAAGCAGCTCCAGATTCCAGCCTTCACCCCTCGATGGAAACACCCCACAGTCGGTTTGTGCCATAATATTATACACATCTTTGTGGGTTTGTTGTCTGGGAATCATGCGAATCTTAGCCCCTAAGGGGGAGGTTTTATACAGATTTTGCCACCCGTGATTCTGTTCCCCTATGAAGGGATTGTCACACATCATCCATAATTCCACGTCATCATTGATATTGAAGGCAGAATTAAAACAATCTAATAATACGTCATGACCCTTACGCTTTTCCCATTTTCCACAGTTAAAAAACACGGTTGTGGGTCTTCCCGAAGAAGCGCGGGGCTGAAAGATGTCCAAATCTACCCCCAGAGGCACCACATGGACATCATTATCGTCAAATTTGGTATTATTTACTATTACACCCTTGGCCCACTCAGAACACACGAATATTTTATCACAATGGTGCAGACTAGCAATTTCTTCTTCGCTAAATTCCGTAAGCTCAAAAATAGGAAATCCTACATACAATCCTTTGCCTATTCTGTTGTAAAGATCGTGTTGATGCCATATTTTTACACATGGTCGATCTAAAATAGCATTATTCCTATTGGCTATTGCGGCTTGAACAATAGGTAATTCATATTCTGGCTCAGGGGGCGCAATAGGATAAAGCGCTACTGTTGGGTCTTTTTCGTAGAGAGATTTTAATATATTGAATCCCGCAACACCATATCCTAAGCTATTTATGGGGGTAATTAAATTAATCATGACTGTGGGCCTTTTTGATAATTTCTTCCAGTTGATTTACTGATAATATTATATTATTCTTATGTACGAGCACGTCTTGATCATATATAGCTTGAGTTATGGACACTTCTTGCCTAGAATTAGACACATATACGTTGGTACATGTAAATAAGCTCCCCATACACTCAGTAATCTTATGGATCATTTTTCCCATGTGTAGCCTCCTGCAAATAAGAGTGTAGATTTGACATATCTACAAAATCGGCGTCCTGAAGCTCCTCACTGCACAAAACCTGCATAAAAGAATCAAATTCTGGGTGATCTCTTCTCCAAATTGCTCGTTGATCAAAAATTTCATCACTCCAAGTGCCCCAGTTAGTAACCATAGAAAATGATACATTGTCTACGCCACCAAAGGACTTACCTAGCGCCACAAATTGTGGCATTTCTTTATAATTAATATCTTGTACCACAAAATCTAATCTCAGGTGCTCCATAAACCCCTCAGATCTCTTGATACCTAAAAATTTGACATTTTTTACCAATAGATCCCAATCACCATCCCGTCTTGTAATATTATAAGTAGAGGGAAGCGCTGCATCAAACGAAATCATAACAACACGAATATTTTTATGTATTTTGTGTAAATTTCGCCACATTTTAGGCGTAAACATAACACCAT